CAGATTTAACTAGCAGTATATGATAAATATCTTAAACATATGATTCAGGAGTCTTAGAATGCCATATCAAATCACCCGCTTTTCTGGTACACCATTAACAACTGTGGATGATGGCACCATTGATCAAACAACCGACCTAAAATTAGTTGGAAAAAACTATGCGGGATATGGTACCATACAGAATGATAACTACGTTTATCTATTAGAAAACTTTGCAAACCCAACTAGTCCCCCTAAAGCTATTGCGGGGCAGATTTGGTATGACAACGGTACTAATAAATTAAAGTTTTATGATAAAAATCTCAACTGGAGAACTACAGGCGGCACAACTACTTCTGTTGCATCATCTATTCCAGCTGGATTGACCACAGGTGATCTATGGTATACTACAGACACAAAGCAACTTTATGTCTTTAATCAAGATCAAAGTACTACATTAATTGGACCAACTTCGGTGCAGGGCGCTGGACAAGGCGGCTTAGAAACAGTTAATGTTTTAGGAACTGATACTTTAACACACACTATAATTTTAGGATATGTTAATGGAAATGTGTCATTTATAATGAGTGATGACACATTTACATTAAATTCAAGTGTAAACCCAGTACCGGGATTTACATATATCCGAGAAGGAATAACATTAATTAATAGTTCTAGTGGAATAACAACTTCTACTTACAGATTTTGGGGCACAGCAGCTTCGGCAGACGGAATAAATCTTGCAGGCGATATTATTAACGGGTCAGATCTAGTAAGAAAATCATTACCGTCATTTACTGGCCAGGGTCATTTTCCAGATCTAGGTCTAACAGTTGGTACTACTACAAATGACCTATCTATTTTTATTGATACTGTTAATAATAGAATACCAACTATACAGAATCAAATATCTTCTAAAATAGTATTTAAAGTTAAAGATGCATCAAGCTCAACAGTAAGAACTCCATTAATATTGGATTCTATGAATGCTAATCCAGGTGCTGATGTTGCTTATGATTTAGGTTCTAGTGTATTACGTTGGAATAATGTTTGGGTTGGAACACTACATTCAAATGATTTATACGGTACATTACACGGAAATCTAAGTGGTATTTCCGAACAAGCAAATACGTTACTAATTGCCGGAACAGGTACATATGCAAATGCAGTATCAACTGCTACTGCAAATACTATAATGGCAAGAGATTCTAATGCAAATACTTCAATAAATGTAATATCAGCAACAACAGTTAATGCAACAACAGTAGGAAGTGTATCAACTACATATTACGGTACATTATCTGGTACAGCAAATAATGCAAACGGATTGTTATATAATTATGATGGCGCTCATCCAAGTAATTTTGTTTCAGCTGCTTCATCTAACGTAGTAAATTCTATAGTTGCTAGAGATTCAGCAGGTAGTTTTTCAGCAAATATTATAACAGGTACTGCTACAAGGGCAAGATATGCTGACTTAGCAGAAAAATATATTAGTGATGTAGTTTATGAACCTGGTACTGTTGTAGTATTTGGCGGCGAATTCGAAATAACAACAACAGCTAACGAATCAGACACTAGAGTAGCTGGAGTAATATCAACTGATCCTGCATATTTAATGAATGCTGAATCAGATGGTCTTCCAGTAGCATTGCGTGGTAAGGTTCCTGTAAAAGTTATAGGTAAGGTATCTAAGGGTGATTGTTTAGTAACTAGTAATGTACCTGGATATGCAATGTCTGCAAATCCAACTACTGTGTCAATGATTTCTATTTTTGCTAAAAGTTTAGAGGATAAAGACAATATTGAGCCAGGCACTATTATAGCAGTTGTATTATAAGATAAAATGTTGGAGATATTTAAATGCCAATAGTAGTTGGTGATATTATAACTGCAAGTAGTTATAACAGTTTACAATCAAGTGTTTATAACGTGTTAGGAGCAGGTTCTGGACAGTCTGGATATGGAAATACTTTACAAAGTTCTCCTGTTAGTGTAGGGGACGATATTCTCCCAACTCAGTGGGCTAATTTAAGAACCGATGTCCTTACTGCCGCAGCACATCAAGGAACAACTGGATTATCAGATATACAAAATTTACCAATTGCAGGGCAAGATCCAGATTTTTATGTCTCGCAAGATGATTACTCACATTTTTCATTAGGTATAGCAGCAATAACATCTAACTCTTTTGCTTTAGGAAACGGGCAATATAGTGACGAATCATTGCTTACGCCTCAAGGCGCTCTTGTTACTAACAGTAGAACTACAAATTGGGGTGGAGCTTCGAGAACTACTATATCTCATAATTTTACAATATCTTTTCCATCAGCTGCTCAAGCTAGATATTTTTTCAATTCTGGAAGCTCTCTTAAATTATCAGCTTCGTTTGTAGGTAATACTAATAGTTCACAGCATCGTTCCTGGAATAGATTACTTTCTAATATAGGTACAGTTACATTTAATCACGCTACTACTGGTGCAAATAGTGGAACTGGATCTTCTATAGGATTTTATAATTTAACAAATACGCCTCAAACTGTTTTTAGAGCTTCGGGATCTGGAAATTACGAAGTTGCAGCTTATAGTTCAAATGATTATGTAGTAAAAGTTAGTTCTAATGTATCTAATAATTTCTTAGGCGGCGCAACTCAAATATTCGTATCGATAGACTTTAATGATATACACTCAGGTCCGAGCGATGTTGTATCCGGAACACTTACATCTAATGTATCAATTAGGAGAGCATCGGGATCTAATGTAAATGTAGCAGCACCTACAGCAATTAATACATTATTATTATCAGATGGTGAACCATCAGTTGGAGTACAAGTAAATTATCCAGCAACAGCAGTACAAGGAACACCGTTTACTTGGTCGATATCAAATGCTATCGGAAACGACAGTTGGTATGCAACTACTGACCAAGGTTCTAGATTTCCAGTTTCCGGAACTTTATCAGTTGGTGCCAATGGGTCTGCTCTCTACACTGATGGTACTTGGGGTGCAACTACAGGTACAATTGTTGTAACAATTCACTTTTCATTAAGTGGAAATGTTACTAAAACAATAGTTGTATCAGCAGCATTACCTACATATCTTGTAGCTACATATCTTCCAAATACAAATACACCAATGAGTGCTGTCAATGAAACTACTTCTAATAGTGTTCAGTTTAAAATTACTACTACTAATATACCTAATAGCACTACACTATATTGGACAATTAGCGGTACTAATGTAACTTCCTCAGATTTTATTGATGGTTCAAGCACAGGTACAGTTGTTATTAATAGTAATACTGGTTCAGTAACTAAGACAATGTTTGCTGATAATCTTACAGAAGGTAATGAGACTGCAATATTCCAATTGCGTACTGAATCTACATCCGGTACAGTAGTTGGAACTGCTTCAATATTAATTCAAGATACTAGCCAACTACGTCCTGGAATTGTAGTAACATACCCATCTTATGCTAGATCTCCAGCAGCAGGCGGCACAGCATTTACTTGGAGCATTTCTGGAGGATTTCCAAACGAAACTTGGTACTCAACTAGTAATGCACCCACTAAGCTACGTATCCCACCAACTGGAACATTCCAATTAGATCAATTAGGTGCTGCTACATACAATACAGGTGACTGGGGAACAAATTACGGAGTAATAAATGTAGACTGGTATTTTAGCCAAAGTAGTTCTGTTAGTAAATCAATAACTAATTTACCAGCTATTACAGTAAATTACCCAACAACAGCAATACGTGGTACTTTATATTCTTGGAGTATATCAAACGGATTTCCAAACGAAACTTATTATATAACCACAACTGCAACAGGGTATAGTCGTATTCCATCTAACAGTTATCTTACTTTAGATAATACTGGGTCAGCATCATTTAGTGATGGTACATTTGGATCTCAAACTGGCGCAATAATATTAACATTTAATTTTACACTAAGCGGTACAGTTACTAAAACAATAACTGTTTCTCCAGCATCATTTGTATTAACATATCCAACAACAGCAGTACAAGGTGTACCGTTTACTTGGACAGTAACAGGTGGACAACCAAACGAAACTTGGTATGCAACTAGTGTTGGCGGCGCTGCTCGTATTCCGTCAAGCGGAAATTGGCCAGTACCATTAGGTGCTGATGGAGCTGCAATATATGCAAATGGTGATTGGGAACAATATGTTGGTACGATTATTGTTACATTCCGTTTTGCTCAAAGTGGAACTCATACTAGAACAATAGTTGTTTCTCCAGCAACATTTACTGTAGATTATCCACCACAGGTAACACTTGGTATACCATTTACTTGGAGAATAATTGGCGGTCAACCCGGCGAAACTTGGTTTGCACAGATCAAAAATTCCGGAGGAGGACTAGTAAAACGTGTGCCATTAATTGGTGTATGGTCTCCGCCATTAGCTGCTAACGGTGCAGCAACATATACTACTGATCCTGCTGATCTTGGTGCTACCGGTAATATTACAATAGAATATCATTTTGATTATCATGGAATAGTTACTAAGGCAGTAAATGTTATAACTGCGTTTGTTGTAACTTATCCACCAACTGTAACACAGGGTATACCATTTACTTGGAGTGTAGTTGGTGGTTCACCGAACGAAACTTGGTATGCAGAAATCATTGACACAGCAACAGAGTCACAGATATCTCGTAAACCTTCGAGCGGTACTTGGCCAGTTCCATTAGACAATAACGGAACAGCTACGTATTCTGGAGGAGATTTAGGATCTACTTTTGGTACACTTCTAGTACGTTTACACTTTACTTCACACGGTATTGTTGAAAAGACAGTAATTAATAATCCCCCATTTGCAATAAGTTATCCAGAGAAAACAGTAGAAGGTATACCATTTACTTGGACAGTAACTGGCGGACAACCATATGAAAGTTGGTATGCAACTACTACTGGAGCTACAACTGTTCGTGTTCCTGCAACAGGTAAATGGCCAGTGGCTCTAGACAGTAGTGGTTCTCAGACATATACAAACGGAGCTTGGGGAAATGTGTACGGGCAGATTAATATAACCTTCTATTTTGATAATCATTCTCCTGTTGTTAAGACAGTAATTAATTCAGCAGCTATTACAGTAGACTACCCATCAACAGCAGTACAAGGTGTTCCGTTTACTTGGAGTGTAAGCGGCGGCCAGCCAAACGAAACTTGGTATGCAACTACTATAGGCGGGCCTGCTAGAATACCAGACACTGGAAATTGGCCAGTTGCACTAGACGAAACTGGTGCTCAAACATATACTAACGGTAGTTTTGGATCGTATACAGGTACAATTGTTGTTACATTTAATTTTGATTATCACTTAGGTGTTACTAAAACAATAAACATTACTCCGGCATTCTCTGTAGATTACCCATCTACAGCAACAATTAATGTTCCGTTTACTTGGAGCGTAGTTGGTGGTAAGCCAAACGAGCAATGGTATTCCGAAATTAAGAATGCAGGCGGCGCATTATTATATCGTATTCCTGCAAGCGGAAATTGGCCAGTTGCATTAGACAACAGTGGTGCTAGAACATATAGTAACGGCACACTAACTACACTCGGTGCCCTTACTGTTAAAATATATTTCCTAGGCGGTAGTGGAACTGTTACTAAAACTATCAATGTTGCTTCAGTAATTACAGTATCTTATCCATCAACAGCAATACAAGGCACACCATTTAGTTGGAATGTAAGTGGCGGACAACCAGGTGATACTTGGTATGCAACTACTATAGGCGGGCCTGCTAGAATACCAGATACTGGAACTTGGCCGGTTGCATTAGATGGTAGCGGTAATGCATTTTATTCTGGAGCTGATTTTGGTGTCTATACAGGCACGATTACTGTAGAATTTCACTTTACTGCAAGTGGTACAGTTACTAAAACAATAACTATTACCCCAACATTTAATATAAGTTATATAACTGATGCATATCAAGGTGTTCCGTTTACTTGGAGTGTAAGTGGCGGTAAGGCAAACGAAACTTGGTATGCAGATATTAAAAATATTGCCGGTACACAACTAGCACGTATACCTTCTTCAGGATACGAATATTTAGATGGGAACGGAGCATTAATAAAAACAGACGGATCTTTTGGAACTAACTTTGGATCTCTTGTAGTATATTTCCATTTTTCAGACCACGGCGTTATTACCAAGCAAGTAAACAGCTGGCGTGCAGTTACAGTAAGTTATCCTACAGAAACTGCAAACGGTGTACCATTTAGTTGGACAATAAGCGGCGGCAAGCCAGGTGAATCTTGGTATGCAGATGTTAAGAATAGCAGCGGAGTACTATTATACCGACTTCCAGCAAGCGGAAATTGGCCAGAGACATTAAACAGTAACGGTGAAAATACATACACTGGTGGTGATCTTGGAGAATATTATGGCGTGCTAACTTTAGAATATCATTTTACAGGTCATCCAGGTATAGTTACTAAAACTGTAACTAATTCACCGCGTCCTATTACGATAAATTATCCAGCAAGTGCAATCCATACTGTACCGTTTAGTTGGAGTGCAAGTGGTGGACAACCAAACGAAACTTGGTATTCTCTTATTAAGAACAGTAGTGGAACTGTAGTTTCTCGTGTTCCTAGTAGCGGAACTTTTTCTCTAAACAACAACGGCGAATATTCATCTGCTGAAGGAGATTTAGGAACTTCGTATGGTGCCCTTACTGTAGAATTCTATTTTACTAGTCATCCAAATACTGTTATTAAATCTATAACTAATTCTCCTCCGACTATCTTAGTAAATTATCCAAGCAACACAGTTCACGGTATACCATTTAGTTGGAATATAACCGGCGGACAGTCTGGGGAGACTTGGTTTAGCTATGTTAAAACTAGTGGCGGATCGTTAATATCTAGAATACCTTCATCCGGGTTTAATACATTAAGCGCAGGCGGCACAGCTTCATATTCTAACGGAGACCTTGGAACAAATTACGGTAACTTAATTGTAGAATTTAACTTTACTATAAGTGGAACTGTTACTAAATTAGTATCAAGTGAGCCACCACCAATTACTGTAAACTACCCAACGACTGCGGTACACGGTACTCCGTTTAGTTATACTATAACTGGTGGACAACCAGGAGAAACTTGGTCTGCAGATATTAAGAATAGTGGAGGATCGTTATTATACACTGTTGGACCAGAAACTTTAAATGGAAGTGGTTCAGCATCGTTTTCTAATGGTGACCTTGGAACAAATTACGGTAATTTAACTGTAACATTCTCCTTCCAATATCATTCAGCTACTATTATTAAGGCAATAACAAACTCAGCACCACCAATTAGTATATCTTACCCAACTACAGCAGTTCACGGTGTTCCGTTTAGTTATACTATAACTGGTGGTAAGCCAAGTGAGCAATGGTATGCAGAGGTTAGAAACGATAGCGGAACATTATTATATCGTATTCCTACAAGCGGAAATTGGCCAGTTGCATTAAATGGTAGCGGTTCAGCAACGGAAACTGGTGCCGATCTTGGAACATATTATGGTGTATTAACTGTATCATGGACATTCTCAAACGGAAGTGGTACGGTTACCAAAACAATAACTAACTCACCTCATCCACTTGAAGTATCATATCCGTCAACTGCAACAATAGGTACTCCATTTACATGGTCCGTAGCTTACGGTGATGCGTATGAAACTTGGTATTGTTACGTTAAAAATAGCAGTAATCAAACAATAGCAACTGTTCCTTCAAGCGGAACATTTGCCTTAGATCAATACGGATCTGCAATATACACTACAAACCCAAGCGATTTAATAGAAACTGGTGTTCTTACACTAGAGTATCATTTCTCAAATCATCTAACACCAATTATTAAAACGATAACTGTGTCATAATAAGTATTTCTATAGAGTTAAAATATATTGGTATAAATATCTAGAGGATTTAACTTATTATGACAATCAGTACCGGATCAAAAATATTATATACAGATTATAATACTATACAAACGGCTGTAAGTAATATTTTAGGTACTGGTACTGGACAATTAGGTTATGGACAAACTCCGTTAAGTTCGCAAGTACCTGTAACTAAAATTACAGCAACACACTGGGCAAATCTAAAAGCAGATATATTAGTCATAGCAGCACACCAAGGTGTTAGTTCAAATGCTGCTATAATATCTCTTATTGGTGCTAGTTTTACTGGCACAATTGTTGGAACAACATTAACTGTTTCAAGTGTAGTTGGAACTATAAGTATAGGTGATGCTGTTATTGGTACAAGTGTTTCTAACGGAACATACATAACTGCTGGTAGCGGTACAACATGGACTCTTAATAATTCAAAAAATGTATCAACTACAACGATGCGATCAGGAGGTAAGTTTTTATCAGGAGATAAAATTACTGCCGGAACTATTACTGCGTTTACAAATGCAATTCCTGCTATTACATCTAATACATTTGCAATTGTAGAATATAGTGATGAATCATTCTCTCCGACTATTACTAGTAATAGAACAACAGCTTGGGGAAGTGCAGCTTTCCCTTCAATAACCCATTCGTTTGTAATAGATTTTGGATCAAGTGATGCAGCCCGAGCTTTTTTTAATTCCGGAAGTAGTTTACGATTTGCTTCGGCAAGAAGTGGCGGAACTTCGAGTATACATAACACTAATTGGACTACATTACTATCTTCTATAGGAACAGTTATTTTTAATTATAATAGTACTGTTGCATCAACTCCCGGAACAAGTATAGGATTTTATAATTTAACTTCAACAGATCGATTAATATTCTCTGCTTCAGGAAATAGTACATATTCTTCTAATAATTATTCAATCTATATAAAAAGTGATGTATCAGATAATTCAAATGGTGGCGCACGTTATTTAAATGTGAGAGTTGTATTTACAGATACATATGTTAGACCAGATTATCCAGAAACTGATTTTGTTGATGGAACAATAATATCTTCAATTGCAATACGCCGATCGTCGGCAGTACTAGCCGGCGGTGTTACTGTACCAGCTCCTACTGCTATAAATCTTAATTTATTATTATATGGTGACAACAGTGGCATAGCTGCCACTGTAACTCCAACTACTAGCTCAATTAATGAAGGTGGTTCAGCAATATTTACAGTTGCTACTACTGGTTTAGCAAATGGAACATTATATTGGACAAACAGCGGTACTACAGTTGGTTCTGATTTTAATGACTCTGCAAATTCAGGATCAGTTACTATCACAAGTAATTCTGGAACTATTACTAGGACATTATTAAGTGATTTAACTACTGAAGGTGATGAAACAATCATAATTCAACTACGAATTGGATCTGTATCAGGAGCTATGCTTGCTACATCGAGTTTAGTATCAGTTAATGATACTAGCACAGCTCCGATAATAACATATTCAATAGTTCCGTCGACAACATCTATTAATGAAGGTTCTACTGTAACATATACTGTTACTACTACAAATTTTGGTAGTGGTACACTATATTGGACAAACAGCGGTACTACAGTTGGTGCTGATTTTAGTGGTGGATTAAATTCAGGATCAGTTACTATCACAAGTAATTCTGGAACTATTACTAGAACTTTAACTAGTGACACTACAACTGAAGGATCAGAAACAGTAATAATACAGCTACGCACTGTATCTACTTCTGGTACAGTAGTAGCTACTGCAAGCACTGTTTATGTTAGTGATACTAGCACAGCTCCAGTAACTTATTCTTTAACAATTAATCCAAAACCAATTGCATATGTTTTAATGATTGGCCAGAGTAATATTGGCGCATACGGAGATCATATTGATACATATACTCCTTCGGGGTCAGTACAACGACTTACAATAAACGGTACTTGGGAAAATGCAGTTTCACCTGCTGGAGCATTGCGATTAGCTACTGGGTATAATTGGTCATCTGGATCTGTAAGTGCAACTACTGGCGGTGTGTCCGGCGGTAATATGGACGGCAGAATTGGAGATGCACTAATAAACAGTAATATCTACAGTGCTGTTAAGATTATAAATGTTTCCGTTGGTGGAACTAATTTAGCTTGGTGGCTTAGCATATCATCTAATACTGCTTATACTAAAAGAGGTGAGGATAGTTTTAATTATTCAAATAATAAATTATATGAAAGAACACAATTTGCAGTAAATGCAGCCAATTCTGCAGGCTTTTCATTTACTCATGTCTTATTAGGAATTGGTGAAAGTGATGGGCTTTCTAATACTTCTTCCGCCGACTATCAAAATTATTTTATACAATTTAAAAATGATCTCAGAAACTTAGGAGTTAGTGCTCCGATATATATTAGTCAAACTTCATATGTTAGTCCATCAACAAATAGTAATGTAACTACTGCTCAATTAAATATAGTGGCTGCTTATTCGGATGTTTATGCAGGGCCAAATACCGATGTATATGGATCAGGTTTTCGTTGGGATGGATTACATTTTAATACTTCTGGCTTAACTGCTTTAGCAAGTGAATGGGCATATTCTCTAATAAATCCAAGTGATACATTTTTAACTACAACAACAACCTATACATTTACTAGTGTTGCTAATTCAATAACTGAAGGCGCTACTATTACGTATACTGTTACTACTACAAACTTTGGTAATGGTACACTATATTGGACAAACAGCGGTACTACAGTTGGTGCCGACTTCGACGATGGATTAAATTCGGGATCAGTTACTATTACAAGTGACTCTGGAACTATTACTAGGATAGTATCAAACGATCTAACTACTGAAGGCTCACAAACAATTATAATGGAATTGCGTACTGGATCTATTTCTGGTACAATTGTAGCTACAGCAACGACTACTAATGTAATTGATACAAGCACAACTCCAGTAATAACGTATAATATAAGTTCTAGTGCAGCCAGTGTAAGCGAGGGTGGATCAATTACATTTACTGTTACAACTGTAAATTTTGGCAGTGGTACACTATGGTGGGGAAATACCGGAAGTAGTACTGGACCAGATTTTAGTGACGGATTAAATGTAGGTACAGTTACAATTACTAGTAATTCTGGATCGTTTATAAAAACACTAGCAACTGACTTAACAGTTGAGACTGAAACTATTATAATGCAATTGTATAAAGACTCAGGACGCACGTTAACAGCAGGATCTCCAGTTACTGTTACTATTGTTGATACAAGTCCAACTTATCAATTCTCTTCTATTCCTTCATCAATAAATGAAGGAAGCGCTGGAACATTTAATGTTACAACTGCTAATGTAACAAACGGAAGTACAATATATTGGTATATTAATAATACTACAACAGCTAATGCTGATTTCTCTGCAATAGCCGGATCGTTCCAAGTATCAGGAAATAGTGGATCATTTGCAATAACTCCTTTAGCAGATGCACTTACAGAAGGTTCGGAATCATTTACAGTTTCTCTTAGTTTAACTAATGGTGGATCAGCATTAGTTACATCTAGTCCGGTTACTACAGTTAACGATACTAGCAGATCACCAACAGATCCAACTTATCAATTTACTTCAGTTCCAACATCAATAAATGAAGGAAACAGTGGAACATTTGTTGTTACTACAACTAACGTATCTAACGGAACTACGCTATATTGGTATGTTAATAATGATACAACAAGTAACGGAGATTTCACAACAATTGCGAGTTCATTCACTATAACAAGTAATAGCGGAACATTTTCAGTACCTATTGCTAGTGATTTAGTTTCTGACTCGGCTGAAACATTTACAGTATCAATTAGTTTAACTAACGGTGGAGCAGCATTAATTACAAGCAGCTCGATAACAATTAATGATACAACTCCAACTTATACATTTTCATCTATACCGTCTTCGATTAATGAAGGAAGCGCTGGAACATTTAATGTTACTACAACAAATGTAGCTAGCGGAACTACATTGTATTGGACGATAGAAACTAATGCCGGACAGTTTGGTGCAGCTAACGGATCATTTACAATAACTGGAACATTATCGAGTGGTACTGGGTCATTTACTGTAACACCATCTGCGGACCTAACGACAGAAGGATCTATGTCCTTCACTGTAGCTATTAGAACTATTAGTACACTTGGAACTATACAAGTTACAAGCAACCCGGTATCAATTAACGATACAAGTCAAACTCCGGTTCCAACTTATAGTATAGCTCTTACCTCTTCAAATTCTGTTAATGAAGGAGGAACAGTTAGCTATACGGTTACAACTACAAACTTCCCTAATGGTATATTGTATTGGTCTAATTTAGGTACTACTATTGGTGCTGATTTTACTGACGGATTAAATCAAAATACTGTTACTATCACAAGTAATTCTGGAACTATTACTAGAACATTATCTAATGATTTTCTCACAGAAGGCTCAGAAACAATTATAATACAATTATATACAAATTCTAATCGAACCATATCAGCAGGAAGTGCTGCTGAAACAGTTACCGTTAATGATACTAGTCTAACAGTATCCTATAGTGTATCTCCTAACACCTCCTTAATCAATGAAGGTCAATCTGTAACATATACTGTAACAGCTACAAACTTTGGTAGTGGTACATTATATTGGACAAATAGCGGCACTACATCAGCAGCTGATTTTAGTGACGCTGCAAATTCTGGTCCAATTACTATCACAAGTGATAGTGGTTCTTTTACAAAAACATTATCTAATGATATAACAACTGAAGGAAATGAAACAATTATAATACAATTGCGTACTGGATCTACTTCTGGAACAATTGTAGCTACTTCGCCTACTGTTGTAACAGTTAGCGATACAAGTATATCTCCACAGACATATAGTATAGTTCCAAATTCTACAAGTATTAACGAAGGTAGTTCAGTTACGTATACTGTTACTACTACAAACTTTGGTAATGGTACACTATATTGGACAAATGGAGGCACTACAGTTGGTGCTGATTTTGATGATGGAATAAATCAAGATAGTGTTACTATCACAAATGATTCTGGAACAATTGTTAAAGCGTTAGCTAATGATTTAACAACTGAAGACTCACAAACAATTATAATGCAATTGCGTACTGGGTCTACTTCTGGTACAATCGTAGCTATTGCAAGCACTGTTAATGTTAGTGACACAAGTACAACGCCTGTACCTACAATTAATTCTGTTACTGGTGCAAGTGCTAATGAAGGCGCAAGTGTTTCATTTAGTGTAAGTACATCAAACATAACTAACGGTACAAGTATGAGTTGGGTAATTAATCATAATACAACTAGTTCTTCAGACTTTACTGCATCATCAGGAACATTTTTCATTACTAGTAATTTTGGATCGTTTAGTATTGGAATCAATGCAGATTCAAGTACAGAAGGTACTGAAAATTATACAGTAACCGTATCTGGTGCTAGTGCAACACCAGTTACATCTCCATCATATAATATAAATGACACAAGTTTAACACCAACGATAAGTGGGTATTGGAGCCCATCATCGCTGTCATTCCCTAGCACCCTCAGTTCAACTTTTTATTGGACTGTAACTAATTACACATCAAATGCTGGATCATATATAGTAGTAAATGATGGCGGTAATACACCTACACTATTAACTACTTCTACAGTCTATGCCAGTAGCGGGAACACTGGTTCTGTAACGTTTAACAATCCAGGAACTGGTTATGCTTATGGATTCATCAACAACTATTTCCAGAGCTGTACTGTACCTATTACTATCAGTCCGCCAGCTGGTATTTCCATAAACAATTATCCAACATCTACAGTATACGGAACAGCATTTTCTTATACTATAACCGGTGGTTACCCAAATGAAACTTTTTCTTCAAATTGGACAGGCGCATTCTCTGGAAGTGCTAGTGGTAATCTAGCTAGCAACGGAACTGCATCATATTCAAATGGAAATTTTGGAGCAAATTACGGCGCTATTACGGTATCCTGGACATTTAGTAGAAGCTCGCAAACTCCAACTAGATCAGTTACTAATTATGCTCCACCGCCTTCGATAAATTATCCATCATCAGTAGCAGGACATGGTGATCCAGCAGTTGTTGGTAATGCCGGAGTATTCAGTTGGAGTGTAAGCGGATTACCTAACGAATCCTTTACAGTATCGTTTAGAGGAGCTAATACTGGTGGACCATATAGTCTTAGTCTAGACAGCAGCGGTAATTTTAGTAATAGTGGATCGTGGTTTGCTAATGCAGGTACTACATATTTAGATTGGTCTTTCTCTAGTACGTCTAGACAAAATGCACCGTATACTACTACTACAACAACAACTGTTGCATAACCAATACTTGCATTTCCTATTTGAAAATGTTATAATTACTCTTATATAAGGGAGAATGCCTGATGGATGAACGGTTAAAAGTAGCACTTGATTCAGCTAATTTTATGATTACCTTCAATAGTCAACGAGAATTAAACAAGCAAACATTTAAAGAAAATTGTCTCTATCACGAATCCGGCCGTCGATTTACAGTTAACAGAGAACTTATTAATTTCCTTTCTACGTTAATAGCTAGAGGGTTAACAGAAGATGTTGTAGTATTAGATGATATGGAAGTGCCATATATGATTTCCGATTTAATATTATTTCTGGATAAGATTTTTAACATTTATGTAGAAAGTACTAATCAATATTACAGCGAGCATATGCAACTTATGTCAAAGAGATCAATAGATAAAATAATAGAGGCATAAATGGAAAAAACTCGAGGTATATTATTGTTTGCACATAACAATAAAGAAATGGATTATGCACAATTTGCATATATTTCTGGAAAATTTGCTCAAAAACAATTGGATGTTCCAGTTAGTTTAGTATCTAATTCTGGCACTATTAACTGGTTAACAAATTCTACGCCTAGGGCAATTGATTTTTTTGATAAAATTATTATTACAGATGGCATATCATCACATACAGATCAAAATAGACGATTTAATGATGGATCTCAAAATTTTAAAATAAACAAATTTGATAATGGATACAGGTCTTTATGTTACGAATTGTCTCCTTACGATAAAACTTTAGTAATAGATACTGATTTATTAATTATGAATGACAGATTAAAAAATATTTGGGATACTGATACAGATTTTATGATTAATCGTGTACATATTGATTTATCGATTGATAGAAACAGTTCAGAATTTGAGAAAGTAAGTGATCCTAGCATAGATTTTTATTGGGCTACAGCTTTCTATTTTGAAAAAACTGAGAGGACCAAGATATTTTTTGATCTCTGTCAGCATATTTTAGAAAATTACGATTATTATAGATTTATACATCAGATAGACAGTAGTTTAGTTAGGAATGATTATATTTTTAGTATAGCTATACATATTTTAGGGGGATTTAGCAATCAAATATCTCCTATGACTTTACCTTGCGACATCTATTATACATTAGATAAAGATGAATTATGGGAAGTTACAGATAAAAATAATTTAATATTCCTAATACAAAAATTAAATCGTCTAGGAGAATATACGTTAGTTAAAACATCTAATCAAAATATTCATATAATGAACAAATATAGTTTTTCTAGGAATTCAGATGCACTATTAAGGATGATTGATAATGAGTAAAGGTTATTTAATATTTGCACAGAACAATTCCTCAGATGATTATGTCCGTATGGCTTATGCTCTTGCTTTAAGTATAAAAGTTACTCAAACAGAAGTAACTAATGTTTCTCTAATAACCGATGTTCCCGATTCTATACCACACCATTGGAGAGATGCATTTGATAATATCATTGAAATCCCCTGGGGAGATGACGCTTGGTTCTCAAAATGGAAAATTGAAAATAGATGGAAATTATATACTCTTTCCCCTTACGAAGAAACTGTGATTTTAGATGCTGATATGTTATTTTTATCAGACGTAAGCCATTGGTGGACCTACTTATCAAATGTACATGAAATGTGTTTTGTTACTAAACCAATGACATACAGGAAAGAAATAGCCAATAATTCGTATTATCGTCAGGCATTTATAGATAACAGTCTTCCTAATGTGTATTGTGCGTTTTTTTATTTTAAAAAAACTGATCAAGTTTCGGAATATTGGGATACTGTTAAAGCTATAACACTTAATTGGAAGGCATTCTTTAAAAAGTTTTTACCAATTAATACACCAAAACGTTTATCAATGGATGTTGTGTTTGCACTTGCTGTAAAGATACACGGATTAGAAAATGAAATTGTTAGCAGTTTTGATTATCCAACAATAACACATATGAAAGCTCATGCACAGGGATGGAAAGTAACAGAAGATAAATGGAATAATCGTGTTGGATCATATCTAAACAAACAAGGAATGTTAAAGATTGGTAATCATCAACAATCGGGGATATTTCATTATACCGAAAAAGATTTTTTAACAGATTATATTATCGAAGTTTATGAAAATCTCTATAAGGAAAAAATAAATGGCTAATATATTTGATAAATTAAATGATTTAGAAAATGCAGAAATAATTTTTAATTATTATGTATATTATGATCCACACACCGGAAGTGTTTTGCATATAAGAAATTATGAAGAGATTGATCTATATCCTCACATAGTTGTTTTATCTTCGGAATTACCTGAAAAAAATAGAAATTTATCTGATTTTTTAGTTTTAGAAAAGAACGGAGAATTTAAATTAACAAATAAAAAAATTGATCTTATTAAATTTGATATTGATCAAGATATACATATGATTGAAAAGATTAAAGATGCTAATTCTCCAACTTTTGATATTTTAATTAAACAAGACAATCAAGAAAAGAAATTTTATTTCATTATGTCTGACGTTCTCGTAAGTAGATTGGAAAATTTATGGAAGAGAGAAAAAGACATTATTATGTATGTTACCGCCGAAAATGATCCAAATATATTATATTCAACAATTCGATTTGATGCGTTTCGATTAATAAAATATTCAGCTACTGTTATAGATTTTGATGATGGATATGACGGAACCACTCCTTGCACTATATTTACAAGAAAACTTTTTCAAAATTATAAACATTGGGATATGAGATAATTTATGTCACGGATACTATTACACGATATTGATACTATATTCATTAGCTATGATGAGCCAAATGCTGAGAAAAATTATTCTGAACTAGTAAAAACAATACCTTGGGCAAAACGCATACACGGAATTCGTGGAAGTGATAGCGCACATAAGGCTGCTGCTAATCTTAGTGAAACGGATAGATTTATTACAGTAGATGCTGATAATATAGTAGACCCTGAGTTTTTTCAATTATCAATTCCTATTACGGATACAAATAAAGATTACGTATTTTCTTGGTGCGGGCGTAATGCCGTTAACGGATTAATTTACGGCAATGGTGGGTTAAAATGCTGGACAAAAGATTTTGTTTTAAATATGAAGACGCACGAGAATTCAAATCCAAACGACACTGAAAGTGTAGTTGAATTTTGTTTTGATCCAAGATATTATCAGTTTAACGAATGTTATTCTACTAGTTACATTAATGGAAGTCCTTTTCAAGCTTGGAGAGCTGGATTTAGAGAAGGCGTTAAAATGAGTCTTGATAGAGGGGCTAAAACAGAAGATATTAAAAAAGTTTGGTGGCAAAACTATCAGAGATTATTAATATGGGCTAATGTTGGCACTGATGTTAAAAACGGAATATGGGCAATGTACGGAACACGCCTTGGATGTTATATGACTAATTGTACAGATTGGGACTATATTAATGTAAGAGATTTTGATTATCTTACAACGTTTTGGAAAGAAAAGATACAATTAAAAATAACAGATACAAACATAACTGAAGAAGTATCTGAACTAGGCACTCAATTAATTGATCATTTAGATTTAGAAATAGCAGAGTTAGATTCTAATGCCAGTAAATTTTTTAAACGAGTTTATCAAAACACACCTAGAATATTGGGAAGATAATGTACGATATAATTTTTATTAGTTATGATGAAAAAACTGCTGATGCAAATTTTTCTGATTTAAAAAGACGATTCCCACTAGCAAAAAGGGTACACGGCATTAAAGGGATACATCAAGCACATATAGCAGCTGCTAAAAAAGCAATGTCTAAATTATTTTGGGTAGTAGATGCTGATGCCATTATTTTAGATACATTTAAGTTTGATCATCAGGTTAACAATTGGGATGAAGATTGTGTCCATGTATGGAGGAGTCGTAATCCTGTTAATGATTTAGAATATGGGTATGGCGGTGTAAAATTATTACCTAAAAAATTAACTATAGAAATGGATGTTTCTAAAACAGATATGACTACAAGTATTAGTAATTATTTTAAAATTATGAAAGACACTAGTAATTTAACGGTATTTAATACTGATCCGTTTAGTTCTTGGAGGAGTGCTTTTAGAGAATGTGTAAAATTATCTAGTAAAATAATTGACAGACAAAATGATATCGAAACAGAGCATAGATTAGAAACATGGTGTACTATTGGTTCTAATAAGCCTTACGGAGAGTTTGCAATAGCAGGTGCGCTAGCTGGAAGAGAATATGGAACTGTTAATCTCGGAAACGACGAAATGTTATCTAAAATAAATGATTGGGAATGGTTAAAAAATGAATATTGTAAATACGGATTTCCAGAAAATACCCTGGAATGATATACGTGAATTTGGCCAGAGAACTCTTTTGGGGACTAATCTTTTTACTGTTAGTTGGATTCTTGCTAGGTTCTGTAATTACAATTGTAGTTACTGTTGGCCTTATGCTCGTAGTTCTATACCTGATCATTTTGATTACGAAGTTTATACAAGAGCAATTGACGAAATAAAAAGACAAGCAAGACAAAACGGATTTACAGACTTTCATTTTAGTTTTAGTGGAGGTGAGCCTACTGCTTATAAGAATTTTGATAATTTATTACATTATTATGCTGATGATAATTCACCTTCTTATCAGAGTTTTCATATGACCAGTAATTGTAGTCCAGGAATAAAATGGTGGACAAAAACAATTGAAACATTAAAGAAGTTTAATCGATCTAGTATAACTGCTAGTTTTCATGCCGAACACGCTAACGAAATTGAGTTTGGTGACAAATTATTATTCTTAATGGAAAATGGTGTACACATTACTATTAATCAAGTAATGGTTCCTGAATCATTCTATGAATATTACGATAGATGTTCTAGATTTCACGAACGAGGAATTAATGTAACTCTGAAACCACAAAGTGATCCTACTGCTAGTTTTGTCGTAAGCGGGTATACGCCTGAAATGACAGAGATTATGCAGATAGGTTTTCCACAAAATACAAATGGTGAACCTTTATACCAAATAGAATTACGAGATAGCAAAAATAATACGTATTTGTTTGATCAAGCAGAACGATTTAATGCATATGGATTTAATAAATTTGAAGGTTGGTTATGCAATAGTGGATATCAAAGTGTTATAATAAGGGGTAATGAAGTAAAGCGATCTTATAGTTGTTATGACAATGTATTAGGAACATTAACTGACGGATTTAATCTGTTTAATCAATCTAAAATTTGTATAACTACTAGTTGTGTAAGTTCAGCAGACAGTAAGGTACCAAAAACAAAATGGATTTAATTTCTATTGAAAACAATTGGAATGATGATGTTTTAAATATTGACATTTCTCTAGGAAATTATTGTAATTATAAATGTTGGTATTGTTGGCCTGGTAGTAATTGGGGTACTCACAAATTTCCAAACATTGATATTATAAAGAAAAATATCTCGCATTTTATTAATTACTACAAAAAAAATACAAATAAGAAAATAATTGATATACATTTCTGTGGCGGAGAACCTACCCACTGGCCTAAATTACCTGAATTTATAAAGTTTTTAAAATCTGAGTTTAATTGCTTAATTTCTATGACATCTAATGGATCAAAAAAATTAGATTGGTGGAAAGAAAATGCAAAATATTTTGATCGCATACATATGAGCTGCCATCATGAATATGTTAATATAGAAGATTATCGAAACCTATGTGATTACTTGTATACTCAAAATGTAGTTGTAAGTGTCTCAATGATGATGGATCCTAGAGCTTGGGACAAGTGTATTGATATGGTTGAATACCTAAAGAAAAGCCAAAAAAAATGGACAATTCGATATGTTGAAATAATAGATTCTACTATTAATTATACCGAAGAACAAAATAAAATATTAGAAAAACACCGGGCAAGGCGAGTTAATATATTTTGGTTTTGGAAAAATAACAAATATTACCGCAGTAGAGTTACTGCTTTAGATAAATCTGGTAAAAAAATTAAATTAGAAGATAACGAAATTTTATTAAAAAAACTTAATAATTTTCAAGGATGGGAATGTAGTCTAGGAGTTAATTGGGTTAATGTTTCTGATACAGGAATGATTACTGGAACTTGTGGACAAATACTTTATAATGAAGATGCTAATTATAATCTGTATGATCTAGATTTTGAGAAAAAGTTTCAGCCTGTTATATGTCCTACTATTTGTTCTAAAAAAATCTGTCTATGTTCAATTGAAACTGTTATGCCAAAGAGAAAGATCGAATGTTAGTTGATATCGATCATGTTCTTTTCTGGATGGATGCAATTCGCAACAGCGATGATAAAAGTCGCACATTGGAAAGTTTTTGGAAAGGGCAAGTACGTAGTAAAATATGGTTAATTGATAGTATAGTACCCTATGTACCATCAGTAGCTGTTAAGATAGTAATACACGGAGGATGGAATGGTGTATTAGCTAGCCTTTTATTCCAGTCAGGTATTAAGATTGATAAAATCGTCTCTATAGATATTGATCCAGCTTGTGAAGAAACAGCTAGGACTATGAATAAGATAGAAGAGATAGAAGGTAAGTTCCAAGCAATAACTTGTAATATGGTTGATTATGACTATAATTTCTTCCCAGATATTGTTATTAACACTAGTTGTGAACATATTGATCAAGAAACTTATGAAAAATGGTTAAAAAAGATACCTGGAGGATCAATAATTGTATTACAAAGTAACGATTATTTTGATCTAGAAGAACATATACGATGTGCAGAAACAATTAATGACTTTAAAAAACAGAGTAAAGTCAAATCGTTATCAGCACTAACATTAGAATTACCAAAGTATAATAGATTTATGTTAATTGGTTTTAAATAATTTTAAAAGATCTAATTTATCTTTGCTAGGATTTCGATCAAACAAATATCTAGTTGGCGGAGTATCTGGCAGTTTTATATTTTTATTTTTCCAAACATCTCTTCTTATAATTTGATGTAAAAAATTAGTAATCCCATCCGGAACAAAATTACACCAAGGACCTGATCGCAATTCTTCCATGTCGATATTTGTTTCATCGCACCAGGATATTAATCTCACAGTTTTATCTTCAATTTTAACCATTATATGATATATGTTGTTATCAGCTTCAATAATTCTCTCAAATGATTTACCATTTATATTACACCAGTTTTCTACTGCCTTATATAAATTGCTTACAAACGGATGTTCAGTACTAGCATTTCTTCCAATCTCGGCCCCATTACGTATTCTAAAATTCTTAGGATACCAAGGGTTTGACGTAATTTCATTTAGGATATAATCTAATTCAGAAAAATCTACCATTGTATATGAGATATATCCAATCTTAACACTTTCTTTTTGCATATTTTTAATAGCACTTAATTGTTTCTTTCTAACAATTTCGTGGTCTATGTATTCAGGGTGATTAAGTCCAATATTACATCCTGCTAATCCTGCTTCTACACATTTATGAGCAAACTTAGAATCATTAAATCTTAACCCGTTGGTCATTACACTAACATCTAATTCAGAATGTAAATTTCTTATAGATGTAATTAATTCTGCAAAATCTCTTCTAAGAGTACTTTCAGCTCCTGCTAGTATTATACGATGCACTCCGTCTTTCCCTAACGACATTTTTTTAATATCATTTAACAACGAACTAATTGGCACATCTTTGCTAGTATTTGGTAAATGATAACAATGGGGACATTCTAAATTACAACGATCGCTTCCTTCAATTAACACTCCGCCATTAAAATTAAATTCTGGATTATCTTGTGTGTAGTATATTCCTTTATAAAACTCATAATCGTTTTCAATCATGCAATTAAATATACCATGTTCGGCACATATTTTAGCAATATAAACTTTGTTGTCTTTATAATATCTTAAAGCAGGAATATGTCTATGGCAAAAATGACATAAACTAACTGTAGGATCTATAATAGTTCCTTTTATTGAACTATGTAATTGATCTATATATGATTGTGTGAAAGAATTTTTTTGATTAATAAGTTTCATGGTTGACATTTTATAATATCAGTTTTTTTAAGCCACATTTCATATGCTTGACCAAAACTACTTATTTGATGTTTTTTATTACTAGTTCTATTTTGTATTTGATATGTAGTTCGTTGGATATTCCAATTACTAATGTCAACACTTGCTGTGATTGTATATGGATATTCTTGTTCTGGTCTATAAAAATATGCGTGTTGGAGATTATACAATTCTTCTTTTTGATCAGGTGACAATGATCCCATAGATTCAGCTACAGACAACCCAACATCTATAAAATATTCTCTATTTTCGTACATATAACTTTGCTCAAAATCAATTGGAAATGTCCATGCGACAACACTTCTATAGTTATCTGGTATTTCACCATTATTAAAATAATTAACCATTAAATCATTAAATTTATCTAAAATAGGTTGGCATTTTTTATCTGTTTCTAGCGTCTCAAATAATTTATCGTAAAATGATCGATATGGGATGTCTAATACAACTCTACAATACTTAGAAATAAATTCAGTAAAGCCTGATAAATGAAATTGTTCAATCATCCAAGTGTAACGATTACAATCGATAATATCCTGTGTAGTTAATGTGCTTGTGCTTTTAACCATTTTAATAATTTCTGTAGTATCGTCTATTAAATCGTTTTTGGCTTCGTCGGGAGTCTGTAAAACATCTTTAACATCAATAGTTGTATATCCATATTTGCTCATATAATCTAGATTACCCATTTCTGATGTAGGAATAATATTCAACAACCAAACGTAGATAGATTCGTGTTGACCAAGTTCTAATAATTTATTTAAACCGTCTATAAAAGAATTCTTGGTTTCTAGTGGCAATCCGAGTATTAATTCGGTATAAGTTCTAACATTATATTTCCTAGCAAGGAAGAACATCTTTTCTAAATCGTTCATTCCCATATTTTTACGTTTTATAGCTCCTAACACATCAGTATTCAAACTCTGAACACTAATTGTCATACCATACCCATATTTTCCTAATTCTTTTTCTATTTCAAAACATGTATCATTGGTATTTTTTGCATATGTGTTTTGTACCATTTCAAGTTTATTATTAGAATCTTCTAATGCTGCTTTCATACTTCTAGTTATTTCTAAATCACGTTCTTTAAAAATACCAAAATTTGCATCCGCATTTCCTATACGGAAAATAGGATTTTGGGTAGCCCATTTGATTTCACTAATAATTTTTTCCATTGGAAATTTTCTAATTTTTGTATATATTCCGCCCCCCCAGTCACAAAATGCACATTGATAAGGGCATCCTCTAGTTGTTTCAAAAATCATAAACCAATTTATATCAGGATTCTCTTTAATGATATTATCAAAAACTCCTGTAGTATAAGGACTAGGGATATTTAGATCTGATAAGCGTTCGCCAATATATATAGATTCTAATTGATTTTTAATTAAAAAATCTTTAAGAGCTTTAGCAAAAGCAGTTTCTCCTTCACCTATAACTAGACTATCAATAAATTTATATTCTAACCAATGAGATTCAACAGCAGGACCTCCGAATATTATTTTACAATTTGGATAGATTTTTTTAATTTTTTCGGCAAGTTTTAGATTATATTTAATATTCCACGCATAGACACTAAATCCTATAATGTCTGGATCGGTTATACGATCTAAAATATTTTGTTGTAATTCTCTCCTGAATATTAATTCAATTAATTTAATATTTTGTTGTATATCATAAAATTGGTAAGCGTATGCCCATAGGCACCCAACCGAATATGGTATATACATTTCTGTACCCATACTAAGTGTTGCTTGTGCTTGTATTAAATATAATCTTTTCATATTTTTTTATTCCTAATTTTAAATAAATTTTTTTTAAATAAAAAATTATAAAAAATTTATTAAATAGTCAGCAAATTTTTTATGTATATTGTGTCCATAATGTCCATCTGCTACATAGTAATCATCTTTATCAATTATTTGATTCATTTTGATATTATTTTCTATTTCACTTTCTTTCCATAAATTTTCTGTAATTTTTAATTCTCTCAAATCGTATATTTCTTTTATTTGATTAAAGAACATTGAATCAACTATTAATGGAAATTTATTAGTTTTTGATTTAACATAATGTCGAATGCTAATTAAATCTTTTAGATAAAAAATTAAACATGATTCGCCGTCAAATTCAGTCCAATAAGTTTTAGCTAATTGTTGTTGATTAATTGAATATAAAGACAGATTTGAAGCAGTTATACTTAGGAATGTTTTTTCAACAGTATCTTGATTTTTTAATATTAAAGGTATTCTATATAAATTAGGTAAACTGATAATAACATTAGATATATCTTTCAAATTTTCAAAATCAGAAATCATTCGAATAAAAATAGAAGTAAGAGTTGACCCAGGATATGAACCGTTTATAATTTTAATATTTAATTTTTTTTCTAATAATCCTGCCCATGATAATTGTTTTCCGTAATCTCTAATTTTATTAAAATTGGGATCATTATATACCTTTTCCATCCAACTACTTCTATCGTCAAATTTTTTATCATTGAGTTTATTAAAAGGAATATCTCCTGGATAATCGGGCAATATATGATCTCCTAATCCGGTTCCGTCAGTGATGCTATCACCTGTAATATAAATAGAATTCATAAGAGTATTTATTGGATATAAAAATGTATTTTAAATATTTAGATTTTCCTGAAGTTCCAAATTTTGTTGAAGAATTAGTGATGCGCGAAGTTAGTAACTTTCAGTTAACTAGATCTAATGATATTTTAATAAGCACAGAAGAAAAATTTTTAGATAGGATTAAACAACCGGAAAAAGATTGGAATACTGAATTAGGTATACCAATGACTACAGTTATTAATAATGTATCAAAATTTATTTTTTTAGATATACCAGACGAAATTTATTATTGGGCTAAACAAGAAATACCATACAACATTCTTGGAGGTAATATTCAAATAATAACAGGCGGAACTACGATCATTCCTCATATTGATGAAGTACGCACAACTGCATACAATTATCTTTTTGAATTAGGAGGTGAATCTGTTTGTAATTGTTTTTATCAACCTAAAAGTGAATTTAATCATTTAACTACTTCATCTCAAACTATTATACCCTATGACAAAATTAATATGGTAGAATCTGTTTATATTGAAAAAAGAAAATGGCATTTGTTAGCAGTTAACAAAATACACAGTGTAGAAAATTTAGATCCTAGTAAACTAAGAATAACATTGAGTTTGAGTGTAATTAATGGATGATTTAAAATTAGTATTTCCTTTTAGTTATAATAATGATTTTTCAAAAATACGGAAGATAGATACATATACAGAATTTGGATTTATAGAATCTGATAAAGATTATATCGATTTATGTTTAGGAAATTGTGGTTGCTTTATGTTAGGCTTTAAGAGAACTGACATAATCAACGATGTTTCTCAGAAAATGAAAAATACTCCTTTTATCAGCGGAGAATATTTAACAACAAATCCTGATATTATCCAATTAACAGAAAAACTTTACCAATTAAGCGGAGGGTACAGATCTCTATTCAGTCTATCAGGTAGTGATGCGATTGAAGGTGCAATTAAATTATCAAAATTATATCATTATTCTAAAGGATCAAATAAAAAGAAGATCATTGGATTACAAAATTCTTATCACGGTAGTACATATCTAACTAGTAGCATCGGTAATCTTCATTATATGACTAATTATTACGGTACTCATACAGATTGTGTACATATTCCCATAGATATTACTGAGGAAGAAATATTAGATAAGGTTAAGATTTTAGCAAGTGAATCATTATGTTTAATAATTGAATCTTGTTCTTGGAACAATTTTTTACATCAATATAGCAAATCTTTCTGGAATCAACTTAGACAGATCTGTAAAGATAACGATGTTAATTTTATTATTGACGATATAGCTATGTGTGGTGGTAAAACAGGAACATTTTTTGGCTTTGATCTAGATTTAGAACCTGATATTTTTTGTGTAGGCAAGGCATTTTCGGGGGGGTATTATCCATTAAGTGCGTGTTTAATACATTCGAATATATATGATAATATTAAAAATGAATTTTTAGCACACGGATTTACCTATTCCTTCTCATTAAGCGGAATCTACTCAACAATAAAATATATCGATTTATTAGAAAACGGATATTTGAACAATTATGAAATTATTTTAGAAAAAACAAAAAAACTTTTTTTTAAATTAAAATCTAATGGAATAATTTACGATTTTAGAAATTATGGACTAATGTTTAATTTAGAAATTAAACAAACAAGAGAACACGAGTTTTATCAAAACGGATTAAATGTTGGTATAATAAACGATAAAGAAAATAAACTAATAATAATAATTCCATTAGATGCTAATGACAATTATTTTAAACAACTAGAGGAACGATTGATCTCTTCTCTCCTTTCCGTTTAATGTCTAATGTTAAACAATGTATTCCGGCTTCCCAAAACATACCGTGTCTAATTTTACAAATGTGACATTTTACACCTAGTTCATTAAGCAACTTAAAAACTTCAGGTTGATTTGTAGAAAAGATAATATTATTTGAATCAACTACTAAAACATTAGTTTCAAATGCTACTTCTTGGGAGTAACCTTTCCATTCATCTAACCATTCTTCTAACCATTTTAGTGATGTTTGATTTTTTATACTGTGTGTTTCTCTAATAAAATGTTGGTAATCAAATGCTTTAAACTTTCCTTCTAACTCTATAAGTTGCTTGTTACGTAAACAAACAGGAACCCAAGATTCATTTATACAAATAACAGTATTATCATCTATCATATAAAATCCGTGATCAATATGCCCCCAATTATCTACCTTAGTATTATCATTGTTAATTATTCTAGCATCAATATTTCGACGCATCCATTCTAATCCTAATTGTGATCCAGGACCGTTATTATTAGTAATTAACGAATCTCCGCATTTAAACATAGTAGCAGTATGCCAAAGGATTTTATCTCGAAGATCTTCTGTATAAATTTTAGGTCCATCAACATACCATTTAACATTTCCCTCAAAGTTTTTAATTATTGGCGGCGGTTGGCTAATCCAATTGTAACCTTTTTGAAATAATTCATTGAAAATACCGTAATAGTTATAAGCGTCTACGTATCTATCTGGCATACTTGTGTATGTTTGGTAGATAGTATTTCCGTATGCCAAATATTGATCTCTTGGAACTATAGGACTTGTTGCATTAATGATATTGAATCCTAAAATTTCTATTTTTCGAGAAAATATGTTAGGAGTCGGTCTATATACTTTAACATTTAAACTTTGTAGTGTTTGATCTAAATTATCTAGATCTTCTTTCGTCTCTTTTAAAATTTGATTCAACATACTCTGTTCGTTAACTGACAATCCCCAATTATTAGGAACACTGGTATAACAATTACCAACAATAACTTCTTCTAGAGGATCCCAATTAGTCCAGATACTCATGTATTTAAAATCTCTTTCAAGTATTCTTCAGACCAAAAATTATAATAGGATGTATTTTTTAGTTTATTACGTGCATTATCTAATTTGTTACGATTTTGACACAATATGATATTATATTTTCCGTTATTGGTTTGAACACCATTAATTTCTGTATACTTATTTTTAGGATCCGGCAAAAAAACCATTTCTAAATAAATTTTATTACATTCACTAGCAATAGAAATAACTTTGTTTTCAGAATAATCTGTAGGAAGAATGTATACAATTAAATCAAAATTACTTGTTGGAATGCTAATATTCTTACCATCAGTATTGTAAATAATATAATTTGCATTTTTAGCAAATGGACACACACTAAATCCGTCTAATTTGTCTAATGGAGTGCTTATACGTTTAATCCATTCTTCAATAAAGCATTTTTCTTCCCATTCTTTAGAAGTTAATCCTTCAAAAATGTTTTCTTTAAGCCATAAGTAGCTGTTTGTCATTTCGTTAGAAATGATATTGTGTTTATTTTCAGAATATTTAAAATACGAATATGCTAATGATTGTGTGATAGGATTAATATTTCTATCATATTTCAATCCAAATGTAGATCCTAATTGAGCCCACATATAGTCTGGAAACATTGTATATCCTATACTTGCTCCGTACATACTATTTTTTGGGTGATTATATTTGTCCCATATTAACTGTTTATGATTTAGTCTTTCACCTATGGTATTCATATCAGTCCAGAATTTTGTATCTTGTCTAGGACTCAATGTATAGTGTACTAGAATAAAATCTGCAATATCATCGATAGTGTATGACATTTTTTCATTATATACTGTCCAGTCTAGTTCTTCTTGATCTAGAACATTGTTTAATCTACGTATGCTAGTGATAATAGTATATAATGCATTTGCTTCTAATGGTTCAACAAATCCACAACTAAGACCAACGGCAGCAACATTGCCACTGCCAAATTTTTCTAATCTAGAAGGTTTCCATTTGATTAACCTAGGCTTTGTACGTTGTGTTCCAATTTGTTTTTCAAAGTGTTCTAAAGCATCTTCATCATTAATATGCTTACTGCTAAAACAGTATCCATTTCCCATACGATGATATAAGCCTATTTTAAAACGCCAACCGTAAGGTTCTGCAATACTTTGTGTATAATTAACCATTTCTTGTTCTTGGTTAACATAATCTGTTTGACAAACCCAAGCACTATCAATGGGGTGGTCGTTATATTCTTTAACGCCCCAACTTAGTTTTTTAACTAGTACTTTAGCAAATCCTGTACAGTCAATAAATAGATCTCCGTGTATAACATCGTTATTGTCAAGTTCTACACTAGCAACAATGTCACCGTTGTGATTAATATTTCTAACTGTTGCTAAGATATGTGTTACACCCTTAGGTTTGGCAATATAATCTCTAATATAATTGCCAGCAAGCTCGGCATTAATATGCTGACTAAAACTGAATGCAGCATTGAGTAAATGTTCCTTGTTTTTAAATGGAGCAACATTTTTTTCCATATAATGAAATTGCGGATTAAAACATTTATCAAATCTATCAAACTCTCCTCGTTGGACCATATCTAACGCATAGTCGGTTGATCTTTCAATACTTGGGTTATCTGAAAAATCTTCTTTATTTTTGTTTTGTTCGATATCTTTATAAAAATTGTCAGCAGGCACTGTGTAATTAAAACTAAAATACTCAGATTCTTCTCCACCTGATTTCCAACCTACAAATTTATTAGCATACTTATAAATGGCACCGGTATTTTTCATCCAATGATTTATAGGAACCCCTATTTCGTCAAAGAAGCTAGCAACGTGAGGAGTTACACTTTCACCAACACCAATTTTAGGAATAATAGGTGATTCTATTAATGTAATATTTTTACCACCGTGATATTTTGCAAGATATCCAGCAGTCATCCAACCGGCTGTACCTCCACCTATTATTATTATCTTCATGCAGTTATTTAATCAATGCTACGGGTTAGGAAATTTATTCTTATTTCTTTAGATTTAAAAAATTCTCTAGCTAAATCCTCTGGTGGATGAGTATCATATCTTTTAGTTGAAATAATATCTATGTAAGCAGTTTTAAGAGATGTAACAAATGTACCAGATATTTTACCAGTTTTTAGTATCTGTACAAAATTATATCCCTCATTGTTTTCTTCGCCTCTTAAAAAAATTAAAATTGGATCTCCGTATTCCTCTAACAATAACTCTTGAGTTAGTTTTTTAATAAATTGTTTTATATGTTCTTCATCAGTGATGCTGTTAACATCGCAATTATTACAATCAATCATAAATTGCCAAGCCCAAAACATTTTTTATTTCTCTCTGTTAATTGTATAATCTAAAAAAATAAGGTTAGCTATACTAAAGTCTATTCCGGGTATTTTTTCATTTTTATCTTTTAAATTTACATCTAGACTTAAACACCATCGTCCATTAAAATCGTAATTTTCTATAGAATGTGGAACACCTACTTTTACTAATGATGGGTATTTAATTTCTTGTGAATCAATTTCTCTAGCATTACTTGCAGGAATAGAAATGTATTCATCATTATTTGAAAATTTCTTAGTTTCCATATTTGGAGAAATTAGTTCGTACCAAAACATTTTATGACTATTAGAACCCCACACCCAATTTATCATACAATTATTGTGCAAAGTATCTCCGTCTATATGAATTCCTAAATGTCCAAATGGTGGCGTATAAAATAATACATTACTATTTCCAATATTTAAATTTAATTGAGCTAAAAAATACAAAAACTCTTTGTTAATAATGTCTTCTTTTATTAACCAGTGTTGATTTACTTTAATATTATCTGGTTTTATATTTTTAATAGCATCAGTAATTGGATTTACTGGAATACTTAAATCAATATTGTGAAAATGATTCATAAACTGGCACCAATTTACTTTGATCTACATTCCAATAATCTGCAAATGTTTCTATCAGCATTGTTATTCTAATTTTATCAGTTTTATTATAACCATAGTGCGGCATTAATCCGTCAAATCCATAAAAATCACCATCATTCCATCCTCTAGTTTCATCCCCCACTGTTAAAGAACAGAGTTCTGGATCAGACGAAGGCATACTAATTCCTGCAATTATGCTTAAACATCTTCTATATTCAGAAATATTATCATTATGTAGAAACCACTGATTATCAACGTGTCTTGGTATAGTCGAATGGGGTTGATATATGTTTATCGATGCTTCAGATATACCGGGTAGTTTTTTTACTTTTTGTGTTATTGTATCAAATATTGGAATTAAATGATCTAAATTATTTGTTTCTTCTCTTTTCTCAAGTCTGTTTTCTGTAGAAGTATGTACATTGTAAAGTATTAACCCATTCCATTTAACTATATCTTTAGGATCTTGGCATTCAGGATAATAACTTCCAATGTCGTAAAAATTATTAAAGTTAACATTCTGATTTCTAATTTGAGAAATAACATTTTGAGATATTTGTAATATTTCCGGAATTTGATTATATCCTTGATATAATTTTGGATCAAACCATCCCATTGTTTTTCTCCTTAGTTATGCGTACTTAATTGTAATACTATACGAGGAGTATATCCAATATTAGCTGCTCCGTGTAGTGCCTCTGCTTCGTCATATATATAAACATCGCCTGCTTTATAGTCAGTAATAACTTTATCCTTATATAAAAAAATATGTCCAGGTTCCCAATCTTGAAACGGTATCCAATATCGTTGACTATTTTTTTCGTATAGTGTATGTGGATCAATATGCATTGGCATAAAATTCCCTGGTAGCATTTTTGTAATCCACCAATGGTACTTGGAAATTATAAATGGCGGATTTATTTTAAATGTAACATTATTCTTGTCAAACATCCAAAAATAAATAGATTTGTCATTATATCCTGCATCTCTTGCTTTTTGATACTCAATTTCTTCTTCTTTGCTATCTGGAGTTTTACCCTCACCCGGTCTGCCGGTTCCGCGAGATGATAATATCTCATCAATCCACTGATCCTGAATCCATTCTTTATAGTTTCCTATAAATTTCATAGCCATCCTTAAATGTTATAAATATTTATCTATATAAATTGGCTATATTTTTCAATCTGGGATAGATGTTTTGAGATATGAAGATAAGAAGAATTTTTGTATTATTCCTTTTACATATATCTATAGCCTAAATAATTTTGATTATAGAGCCTGTTGTTATTCTGATCCTGGAATTCCTAGCGATACCAACATTACTAAACCGGTCAACGCTTTAGAAACTTCTGTTATGGATGTTTGGAATAATAATTATTATCGAAAATTAAGGAAAGATTTAGTTACAGGAATTCCTAACAAAACCTGCAATCAGTGCTGGAAACAAGAAGAAAATAATGAATATTCTTATAGGAAGAAATATAATTCTGATGCAGTAATAACAGATACTGATATAGACAATCTAACAACGACGATTATTAATAATGACGGATACAGCAATCATCCAAAAATGATACAAATAAAATTAGGTAATCTCTGTAATTTAAAATGTATAATGTGTAATCAAATTTCTAGCAGTCTAC